TGCGCGTCGGGCGTTCGAAAAGTGATTGCCGGATTGCAGCCTAGTGCATCGGGGGGAGAAGGAGCGCAGGTACCACACCCGGAGTTGGTTACGGAAATATCCACCCATGGCCCCTTGACGCCAGAAAGAAATTGTTCCGGAACGTGCAGCGATATCCACTTGACGCCCGCCGTGCTGAACGAAGACGCAAAGGTGTACGTGCCCCTTGGACACGTCGTGTCGCAGTCGATCGAGGCATCGGCTCCGAAATAGTAGGTTCCGTTGAGTGGAGAGAGCGTTCCCGAGAACCCTTGTAGGGTAACGTAGTATCCGCCGTTATCAGTCCCGAGCGATAGTCCGCAATTCTGGCAAAGCGTCGCCGAGACGTTCGGGAGACAGGGATTACCATCTCCGTCTTCATCCTGATAGATGGTGAGGTTGCTGATTCGCAGGGGGTTCCCGTTCAGAGACTTGGTGCCGATCCCGTTGAATATGAATGGACCGCCTACATAGTCCGATCCGATCACAGCCAGCGCCTGGGGCGCATCAGCCCCGTTGTTGCAGCGGGACAAGTAGGTTCGCCCATACCAAGACGTACAAGACTTTCCCGTGATGAGATTGGTGTATTCCGGGCTATCCGACCATTGCAGGTCGATTGGCGTCGACAGGTTCGTGGGGGCGTTGCCGTAGCTTCCGCCTCGTTCAATTAAGCCTGACGAGCCTCCCGTCAAGGTTACGTAGTAGTTATAGGTCTCGCTGGTCGAGCATTGGCCGTAGCGTAGCGTCATCTGGGAGCCGTCGCCGAGCGACTCGACGGAAATGGTGGCGTTCTTGCGGCAGACCATGCTGTCATAGTTGGCGGTTTTCCGGAAGGTGACCAGCGCGTTGTCGCTCGAAGTTTGTAGGCACCCGTCGATCACCTCCCACTCACCCGACACGACGTTGATATAATCCTCGTCGATCGGTCCGTCGGGCATCTTGGAGAAGTCCTGCTGCCAGTAGATGCAGGCGTTGGAGTTGCAGCAGCAGTTCTGAAAGCCGATCATGGTCATGAGGTTTGCTCGCACTTAGCCATGCGGATTTCCCATCGCTTCAACTGCGTATCCCATGCAATGCGAACGGTACTGGCCGGAGCGTCAGTCGAGGCCTCTTCGGGCATTGTGACTGTGAGCGTTCCAGAAACACCCGAACTTGTCGGCGTGAATGTGGTGGTGTCGCCAGCCGATACGGATTCGGCAATCGTCCCCTGTAACCAAGGCACCTCCACGATCTCCCACCGGCTGTTTTCCGGCGTGTAGCTGATAGTCACGTTCACGCCCGAGGGCAGCGTCAACCCGCGATACCAGAACGAATCGTAGACGTCCTCCTGGTTGTCGCCGGTGTCGGACCACGTCCCGTTGGCTCCGTTCGCCCCGGCGGTGTGTGACCAGATGGAAACGGTACAATTGCCGTTGGCGGTGAGGGTGGTGTCGGTGATGCCATAGTGGTCGCGAGGAGTGCAGCCGAGAATCTCCCATACCATGCCGTTCTGCGTGCCAAGCGGGCGGCAGAGCACGCGGTCGCCGACCGTTGCCCCACTCACCCGGCTTGCATCAACAATCGTCTGTACGTTGTTGGCGTCCTCATCGTCTGACATCTCACCGTTGCCGTCGTTGGCCGTCGCATCCCAGATGCACGGCGCGGCGTTGGCGGCGTAGTTGTTGTCGGCAGTCAGGCATTCCTGGAGGACGAACCATGCCAACTCTTGCTCATTCCCGGTCGTGTCTTCCGGCGTAGTCGAGTCCTCGAACCGCTGCTCCGTGATTTGCACAGAACGGCGAATCCGCTCGATCGAGGCGTTGTCTAGCATCGGCATAGTGGAACCTCATGAAAGCGGAAGGGCGGAGAAGTCCTTCAAGGGGTAGATGTCGTATTCAAGATACTGCTCGTCGCCTGGTTCATATTCCTCACCTTGGGCTTCCAGTTTCGTCCACAACAGCTTGCCTTCACCGTCGAGAAGCTGAACCCCATGCTTACCGTTCTTGTCGTAGCATTGCGTAAGGATTTTGCTACCATCATCGTTCGTCAATAGGTAATTCCGTCCCTGGTCGACAATCTTCTTAGTCCAGGTGTCCGGGTTGATCTTGATGCCAAGTTTGACCTCGCGATAGCTGATGTCATTGCTCGTTTGCACCTTGGAAATACTGATACTCGACACCTTCGCGCACTTGGCTGGAACGGAGACGCCGTCAATGGTGGTTGCGTTTTCGTTTACTGCATCCGGATACGTCAACACCCACGCCGGTACAACGGCAAGATTCTTGGTGATGTTGACGGTCCAAAACGACCGCTCCCCTTTTACCTGCTCAGCAAACCAATCGTTTGCGGAGTTCATAATCGGGTTACCTTCTGCATCCAACACGAACCCGTATTGTGTTGCCGACGAACTCCACTCGATCGCCGCCGGGATCAAGAGTGGGTTCTTGTTGAGTTCCCGCTCTGTCGAGTAGGAGAGCGTGACTTTCCAGACGAGCTTGGAGAAGCTTTCGTTTGTGACTGCCACATCAGTGCAGTAAGCAGCGGAGTCGCGCGGGTGCAGCGAGCCAAGACTGGGGAGGACGTTCAGGACGTCCTTGCTCGTGTCGAACTGGTTATCCGTCACGACGCGGAAAACGCGCGTGTGCTTGCGGATGCCTTTATTCTTTTGCAGGGCGGCAGAACCGCCGCGGCCTTCGTGAAGTTCAGAGATTTGAATGATGGACATTAGATACTAGTCTCCTCAAGCTTACCCTCGATTTTCGCAAGAATGTCGTTTGCGACTCTGCCCTGTTCGGCCAACTTGTCGACGCCGTCGGCTGTCCTGTCCTCGGGCCTCGCGCTCTCGCCGCCTTGGGTAGTCGCGGCAATGATGGCTTTCCAAGCTTCCTCGCTGCCCTTTTCTAGAACCTTAGCGACTTCTGGCTTCTCAGCTTCCACCTTCTTGGCAGCACCAGCGGTACCTAGGCCGGGAAGCTCGAACGGCTTCTTTCCGCCGGTCTTCTCTTGCTCGCTCTGCTTGCGTTTCCGCAGCTCGAATCCGGCCTCGTTCTTGCGAATCTGATCCATGAGGATCGCGTTTTCCATGCCGATCAAGGACCGGATTGACCCGGTCGCCAGGCCACCAGCCGCATCTATGGCGGAACCAACGGAGCTGGATGCGGAGTTGAAGGCGTCACCGAAGGCAGCCGCAGACGCAACAGCCTGGTCATTGGCAGCCGTTGCCGCGCCGCCGGTCGCGTTGGTAATCGCCAACCCGAACGCCGCCATCGCGCTCTGCCAGTCGCCTTGGGCAACAGCCTTGAACCCGGACACAATGCTTACGGCACTATCGCGGGCAGTCATCGCGAAGCTGAGCAATTTGGCTTGCATGCCGTCAATTACGGCAGAGAATGCTCCTGCAGCGCCGGCCCATGCACCGACAAAGACTTGCACGACAGTTTTGAATGGTCCGACCATCCCCGTGGCGACGTCGAGGGACTTCAAGAGAATGACATTGAAACCCAGCACCGTGGCAGCGCTGAAGTTGCGGAATAGCATTGCCAACTGATTGACAGACTCACCCATCCACTGGAAGACGTTTTGGAGCTTGTCGGCCATGGTCTCGCCCTTGACGCCGACGTAGAGTAAGGCGGCCCCGACGCCGGCCACCAGCGCGAACGCAATCCCAATCGGCCCTGTGGCCACCGTGAAAGCGGCACTGAGAATGATTCCGATGTTGGTGGCGAGTGGCAACAGCGCACCAAGTGCCACTGTGACCACTCCGAGGACAGGCACGGCAGCCATGAGACCTTGCGCAAGCGGGTTCTCCGAGAGTGCCCCCCAGAGTTCCGCGATGGTTTGCCGCACGTCTGAGAATCGCTCCCAGACCGCTTCGACACCGTCGACGATCCTTGTCATGGTGGCGTTGGCTGTCTGCCAGAGCGATGTGAACGCCGGCTTGAGAATTGCCCCAATCCGTTCAGCAAGATCGCCCATCGCCTCCTTGGCTTGCATGATCGGATCCGCCATCGCCTTGGCTGATCCTCCGAACTCTGTATTGAGTTCCGCGAGAATCATCCGCTGGGCTCCGGTCAGGTCGCCTTGTTTCTGCAAGTTGGCAATCTGCCGCTGTTGCTCCTCGGTGAAGGAGACGCCGACGCGGCGCAGGGCCGTCATACCTTTGATGGGGTCGTTCAGGGCCTTGCCGATCTGGACCATCGAGCTTTGCAAATCCTGTCCCATGACCGCCGACAGGTCTTGGGCGGATGCGACGGCGTCCTTGAAGACATCGCCCTTGATTTGCGTGAACGTGGCGAGCACTGCCATGCCGGCTACCGTGGCATCGTCGCCGAAGTTGGTCACCTTCTGAAGGTCGCCGGCGTACTCCATCAGTTCCTTTGAGGACAAACCGGCAGCGCCGCCCGTAGCCTTGAGAACGGCTTCCAGCTTCTTACCGGCTTGCTCGGCTTCAGTGAACATGGATACTGCCTTGCTTGCACCCACCAGTAGTCCGCCTCCGAGGATTGCGCCTCCGACGCTTCCAAGCGACAGAGTGCTCATTGCTTGCTTGAGCTGGCCCAGTCCGGAAACGGCATCTTGCTTGAAGCGGTCAAGCGTCGAGCGAGCGCCGGCGATCGCACTTGACCATGGCGAGGTATTCATACCAAGTGTAGCTACCAGGTCGCCGACCGCTGATGCCATACGCACGATCCTTTTGATTGAAAAAGAGAAGGGCGGCGGCTGTGAGACCGGCCGCCCTCCCCCGCAGCACGTCAGGACCCGCGGGTGTACGCCGCCCTGACGATTGCCACTGTTTCCTGTGGGGTAGCATTCCGCGTGTTGTCGACTCTCATCTGCGGGTCAAGGTCCTCAGGCTCCACCTTGCATCCCCACGAGCCAAGCAGTCCAATGAATCCGGATATCAAAACTCTCCGAATTCTGTCGACCTGGTCAACCTCTATTGAATCGAACGCGACCCATTCGTCAAACTGTTGCGGCGTGACTGTGTCAAGCCAGCGGTCCACGTCGAGTACGCCCGCCTGACGCGCCAGCCGAAAGGCTAGCCGGCGACGGGGGCGTTCTCGGAGTTTTTTGCCAGGGAATCCAAGTCTTCGGTCTTCAAGCCTGCATGCGAAGCGCACTCCTGATAGAGGAACTGCGTATCGGCCGAGTCCCAGTCAGCCATGCGGGCGATATGCCCCTCGTTGAGGATGCGATTACCTGCCGTGTCCACCAAGCACAGCGTGATGAACCGCCGGTTTGCGTCCTCAATGCGGGCCTTCTGGATCTTCGTGCCGTCCTTCGATAGGCTGGCTGCCTGGTACGCCGATACCTCGCGTTCCGTCAGGCTCTGGATCCTCACGACGTGCCCCGATACCGGGAGCGTCAGCGTCTTGTACCGCCGGCAGGACGGAGCAAACAAGGTGTCCACGCCAGTCAGTTGCGGTTGGTCACTCATCGTCGACGCCCTCCTCATCTTCGCATGCATCGGGATCGTAATCGTCAATGGCGTTCGGCCCGGGAATCGGCTCGCCATTGCCGTCGTATCCAACCATCTCGCCACGGTCGAAAGCGTCGTAGTCGTCCGGGTGGATGCCGCGCGATACCTTTTCGTAGGCGGCTTGTGCTGCCTGAATCTGCTGCTGAGTCATGCCGTGTGCGGCGTGACATTCCGCATCGGCCGGCTCAGCCACTCCCATCTGCACGAGCTTGAAGGCCTCGGGGTGACGAATAGTCGTCCCGGTCGGCTTGATACCGGTCGGGAATTCTGGGCAAGGATCGCAATCCATCGCCCTCACGAGAGTGCATTGCATGTAACGGTTCCTTTCGTGCTGCTGCTGCGAAAACAAGACTACGCCGGGAAGGTAGGCAGTCCAGAAAGCTTGATGGAGAAGTCAGCCTTCAGTCCATCCTTGAGGGATACGGTGCCGCCAAGCCCGAATCCGGCACCAGTGAATGACCACTCTGTCGCGCTGGCGTCGGCAAAGACGATCTTCCAGGCCTGCGAAGCCGGAGTTGTCATCAACGCCAACAGTGACTTGTGACCAGCCAGTTTCGGATCCAGGAAGAGTGAGCCGGAAAGTTCTCCGCCTTCCGTGCGACCGGTCGGATCGTACGGGATTCCGGCGTCGGTGTTGTCGAGCGTGTCCGCTTCGTAGGTCTCAGACTTCATGCTCGGAAGCTTGAACTCGATGATCTGCGCAACGGACGTATAGACAGAGGCGATGCTCTGCTTGAGCGCCGTGCCTTTGCACTTGATTCGTGCCATATTCATTCCTTTCTATCAGGAGGTGGTAAGTTGCTGAATCTTCGCACGGGCTGCGGCAACCATTACCTCGCCAGCTCCTGCGGATGCTCGTGTGATTACGCCGTCGAGTAGTGCCGGAATGGCACCGGTGGCGTGGCCGCTTCCCGTCTTCCGTTCTTTGGTTCCCAGCACAAACCAATGGATATTGGCTGCGGATACCCCAACGCCTCTGGTCTCGTGCCCGCCGCCTTGTCCCCGCTGGTGCCGCTGCGATGCCTTCTCTCGTTTCTTCTTACTGCCCTTTCCTACCGCAAAGCCAGCCTTCCCAGAGACGATAGCCCCGCCGTCTTTGTTGAGTCGCTTGCCAATCATCTTCCGCGCCTGTGCTTTCAACGCGCCGCTAATCGGAGCCGAGTTCACTGCCGCCTTCTGGGCTTTCGCAAGTGCCGTCATGCCAGCCGTCACGCCCGACCTGGCAATCCGTTTCTCCTGCCGGTCCTCCAGCGTGGCCAGCTTTTTCATCAACTGATCGAACCCCTGAAGCCCGTCCGCCATCGCGTCACCTCGTGCGAATCACTGTGCAACTCAGCAAGTAGTCATACCAGTGTGCCGTAGAGCCTTCGTTTTTCGGCGTGAGCGATCGCGTGGTTGAGTCAACCACTAAGTCAAACGCGCCGGTGTAGCCAGCCATCGCAGTACGAACCGCCTCCTTGAGCGCATAGGCAGCGGCGTCCGTATCTCCGCGACAGGTCAGTGTGATTTCTCCGATAACACCTTCACCCGTCCCAGTCTCCAGGTAGTTCTGATCGTCCTCGTTGTCGAGGTCCATAATCACGCAAGGCGACGTATGGGCACGGTCCCACCCGTTCCAAATTCGCGTGCCGACGATAGCGGAAACCGCCGCATTCGCCGTCAACGCTGCTTTCAGGTCTGCGAAGAAACTCACGGCAACACCTCCGTTGCCATGATTTCTAGTTCGCGGTGTAGCTCGTCCACGTCACTCACGCTCGCGAAATTGAAAACCCTCGTGCCGTACACCGCCTGCATCGCCGGCGTGATGCCTGGATAGTACAAGCAGCGGATGCGGTGCGTTGTCGTGTCCTGTTGCGACTTGGCAATCATCAGCTCACGACCACTGAGCGGCTCAATGCTCGCCAGTCGCGTGCATACTGTCGTCGCCGTGCTTGTGGTTTCTCCGGAGTCAGTAGGCGTCAGCGATACTGACTGAATCGCAATACGCCGGCGGCACGGTCCAAGGTTGAGTCTAGCGGGCATGCGATTCCTCCCGCGGATACTGCCACCAGCTTTCGATTGTCCTGGCGCGCGGCACGATGCCGAGAATATCACTCGTCCCGGCCGCCTGACCGCATAGCCACGCGGTCGGACAATACGCCTGAATCTTCGGGTGAACTGCCGAAAACATCAGGTCGATATGGTTCTTGATTTTCGCTTGGCTCAGCAGGTCAAGTAGTTTCGCAGCACCTTCGGGCGAGACCCCGTAGGCGTGCGTCCGTCGCGTGCCCATGGTTCGCTCAATGCCAGTAGCTACAGCAACAGGCGGCTTATCATGCTGGCCGCCAAGATAGACCTGATCCCAGTCGCCAGGAACGCCAGTAAGGAACGCATCCGCTCGCTGGGTGAAGTTGTCGCAGAACAGGCAGTCATCCTCTAGGATGAGCACTCGCTCTTGCCGCGTGACCGCGTCCGATAACGCCAATAGGTGCGACAGGTAACAGCCGTACGCGCCGGGCGTCGTGCGCCAGTCGGTTGGGATCTTCTGACGTTGTCCTTCAATGGCAGCAAACCGCTCCGGCGTCGGCAGCCAGTCGGCAGGTAGCCTGGACTGGATTTCACTCCACCGGTCGGGCCGGCTGTCGAGATTGAGAATCAACGTGCGGTCGAACATGGCAGCCATCTCAGAACTCCAGAAGCCGGTACGGGGCAATGAGATGATTGACGGACGCAGGCAGCGTATTTGTGAAACTGGTGGTTTGTTGGTCGTCTCCTCGCAGCATGTAGAAGTGCCCGATCAGGAGCAACATGGCATGGCGAATCGGTGCCGGGACACTGGCTGCCGTGGCTCCGTACCCGAGCACGCAACGTACTTTCACGTCGTCGTAATGCCCACGTGTCGTCGGCCAGGTTCCTTCGTATGACTCGCGGAGATAACTGATTTCATTCTCGACGCCGATCTCGTATTGCGACGTTGCCAGCGTGATGTACGCCGATCCGGTGTCTGGGATGTATGACACACTGGTCACGCTCTGCAATGGGCATCGCGGAATCCGCATCTCCGCTTCAAACGAGTCCCAGTAGTAATCCCACGTCTGTGTGACGAACGCCCGGCGGCAGATATTCTCCAGGTGTTCTCGGGCTGTCGTAATGAGCGCAGCAAGATAGACGTCATCGTAGTTGTCGAGGACGCGGCAATGCTCTTGGGCTTCGGCGAGCGTTACCGGTTCGACAGCCGGAGGTGTTACAAGAGTTTCTTTTGTGCGAGTGTACACCGCAAGCGCTCCTACCGCTTCATGCGGCGAATGCCGCTGCCGTGCTGCGGAACCATCCGCTCTACCACTTCGTCAGTTGGCACGCATCGCCGCGCGCGTCCCTGCGAGAACCACGTCTCCGCCGTGCCGCTGGGGACGTGGAGAATCGTCCCAATGCGTCGAAAGCCGATCGGCTTCGTGAGTTCCACTTGAACAAGCTCTGTGGTTGCCATAGGTCCTATCCTGCTGCGAATACTGCGAGACTGCCCGCGGCGGAGGTGACCGCGAGCAGTCCCGGCGTAACGAAACCGCATCACGCGTAGGTAGGAGCCTGCAAGACCTGCGAGGCACCCATTCCGGTCGCGCTGATCGGCGTGACATCGGCACGCGACAGGCGGGCGACGGCGGCGAGGTAGCCGCCGGCCGATCCGCTGCCGATGGTGGCCACGAGCTTGATATACCGCTTGCGGCCCTTCAGGTCGATGTTGAACAGGAGGTTCTTGCCATCGTCCGTGGCGGCCGGAAGCGTCGAGGTCGAGCCGGCGCTATTGGTGCTCGTGCCGAACACCAAGCCGGTCACGGCTGCAAAGCCACTTCCGGACGCATCGCTCTCATGGACCTCCAGTGCGGTCAAGGCGATATCGAGCGCACCGAGCAATACGCACAATTCCGCGTAGGCAAAGCCTCGCGTATCGATAACGGCACCGGTCCACGATGCGCCATTGACAATGGCGACCGGGGTAACGGCTTGCACCCATTGGGCATTCGCACTATTCATTCCAAAGATCCTTGTGTACGAGTTGGAAAAACGAAGTCTGCCCCTTCACGCCGTGTACCGCAGACTAGCCGAGTTTCAAGCACACGGCTGGACCGGCCACCGAGGTCGGGGCGACGGCATCGCCGACAACCGGATTGATGGCCACTCGCTGCGTGCATTGGATGGCAAGTTGATCGTACTCGATGTACCGCTGATCGCTCATCTTCATCGTCACGCCGCGCCGCGTCCCAAGGAAAATGGTGTTCGACAGGTCGCCGAGTACAGCGGCGTAGGTGCCAGTCGTCAGGCTGGAGTTGGTGGTCATTGCCTGGACAGGAACCACCTCGTAACCCAGGAACCGAAGCGGGGCACCGGTCGCAACGTAGGCGGCGATACTGCCGCCGGTCGCGTCGATCAGGCGTGCGGGGCCGGCCCAGAAGACGGTCTTGTGCATGTACCACTGCGCGCGACCTTCGGAAAACGTCGGCAAAACTCCAACCATCGCCTCCCAGTCGGCAAGCGTGGTAGCGCTGATGGATGTGTGACCGGTCGCCGTATGTACAGACGCGGTCGGAATGACACCGTTGGCACCCAACTCGAAGCGCTTCAGGAGTCCAGTCGTTCCACAGTAGGTGCTCGTACCATCGCCCAAGAATCCATTGAGGTCCTCGGCGTAACTGAACTGGTACGCCATCTCGCCGGACAGGAGGTCTGCCATGGCAATCACAGAATCCTCATTGAGTTCCGAGGACCACTTGGTCATGCAGGCGTACTTCTTCGCGGTCAGCGAAATCTGGTCGAACTTCATGGCCGACGCGGTGATCTCGCCGCCTTCGGCTGGATAGTACACCGTCAGCCCACCGGCGCGCCGCGGGAACGAGAGCGTGTCACTACCCATCGGAATCCGGTAGGCCTCGCGCTGGATGACGCCGTAGCTTTCCTTCAGGTTGATGAGCGTGGACTCGAAAGCCGGGTGGACCAAGAATCCGCCCTGACTGTTGCCGTCCTCTTGCTGCACGGCGGCCAGCTTCTTGACGTTGACGCCGCGGTCGCTGCACCTTTGGTGGGCCCACTCCCGGACGTCACCGGAGCCGAGCTTGGCCAGCAGCAGCAGGCCGGAATCGTAGGCCCGCTCGTGGGCACGCTCGCCCTTGAAGAATCGCAGGCTGTACCGCCCAGACTCCATGTCCTCACGAGCCTGCTTCAGCACGGCGGTAGGGTTGTCCATCGCGGGCGGATGTTTGGGAGTCTTGTCCGCCCACGCCTTCAGCTCGTCGACAGTTTCGAGGCGATGACTGGCGGCCTTGTGGGTGTCGATTTCCGCCTTGAGCGTGAGGGCCTCGGACTTAAGCGCGTCGAAGGTCACAGCCTCGTCCGCAGTGTATTCCCGCGGGATGCCATCGGCATTGCGGACGATAGAGCCCATCTGTCCCATGAGCTGAGACAGGCGGTCGCACTTCTGGGTAATCGTCAGAACTTCGGGCATGTTGCCTACTCCTGGATCTCGCCGGAGCCAGGGAGGCAAAAAAGAATCGCCGTCGCGAATGCTGGCTGCCGGCAATGTGTTTTGGAAAACGCATTACCGAACAGGCTGCACTCGCAACGGCGAGATTTAGCGCTGTTGTTCCACCGGGACGTTGGCGGTTCAAAGGAACCGGACTGAGCTGGTGGCGTTTCAGGTTGAGGTCAGTTTAGCATGGAGTTGATGCCGTGCAAGGTGGTTGTGTACCGAACTGGCGCATATGCCAGTAGGTTATTCGTCTCGTTCTGTCGAGAATACAATTCGCCGGCACCCAAGGCACTCCTTCCGCCTTCGGATGTCGCCGCACTTCAGCCGCCAGGACTTGAGCACACGCTCGACGCCGCCGCAAGCACGGCAACGGTGGATAGGCTTCCAAGTGTGCTTCATCGCTCCAGCTCCAGGAGTGTCAATTCCATCTGTCGGCGGGACTGGTCTTCCGTTGGTTCGGTGTGCAAGTCAACAGAGAGTGTTGCGTCCACTGTCAGCGGAATCGAGGCCAGAGAACCTTCGGGCTCTGGTTCCTCCGTCGACTTGCTCGCCTTCTCCTCGCACGCCTTGCATGTCCCCATCCGGATTACCCGACTCTCCCGGTGGCGATCCTTGCAGCCGCAGGACGAGATGATGGATCCGCACTGTCTGCACTGCTTTTCGTAGTGTAGTCCGCGGGCAGATCGACACCCGTCGTGTCTGGCGGGGTCGTCCGCCGGCTGGTCCTCTTCAGGGGCCGCTAGACCGTACCGCCTGGACAGATAGCGGTCAAGCCACGCCAGGCAGTGCTCAGCAACAAAACCCTCGTCCTTCCCCGCGAAGTGCTCGTTGAGCATTTCGGCTGCCTTGTAGAGAACGCCGTTCGGAAGCTCGCTGGCGCTCAATGCCGCTGACAGCAAGCCGTCCACGGCATCGCCAGTATCGACGATATCGCAGGCGTGAATCTCCAATGGCGTCCATAGTGGCGGAACCTCGGCACCGTCCTCTCCGCGCTGCGGTAAGCCGTACTTATCCATCTTGGGCTCCACGTTCGGCTTCACCACAAGCGAGCTACTCAGCGCGTCCGAGTCGCTCTCAATCAGGTCGAGAACATATTTCCCAAGGTCGCCGCCCGGCGTCGAGTGGCTCGACTTGTCAATATACAGGTCGGCACGCACCACCCTAATTGGGTCGGTCTTGAGCGTGCCCTCGGAATCGCGGAGCGTCACCACGTCAAGCCACGGGTCGCGCCAACGCCCAAGGAACTTTCCGATACCGTCGTGCGATTCGTCCGGGTGACTCATTCGGGCCTTGAGACCGTTCGGGGCTGCCTTCACGAGCTTGACGGTTTCCTCAAGTGCTGCCTGGCTGAACTCGCCACGCCTGTCCTTGAAGACGCCCTCTTGAGCCATGATGGCACCACGGATAACCTCATTCTCCCGGTCGACTCCGATGGGACGACCGACCGTGCTGATGCGGAGCCACTTGGTCTCGGTGGATCGTGGATAGTTTTCTACAACTGCCATTTGGCTATTCTCCTTGCGGATTGGTTTGTTGGATGTTTGCCTTACCCCATGTCTCGACACACTGCTGCATGCGTTCCGCGAGTTCTGACGAACTGCATTCCGACGTAGCTACTACCATTTGGTGCCGTGCATCCATGGATGCGACTGCATCAGCAATGGCGTCGGAGGAGTCGCGCCCGCCGGATGCTTCCACGGATTCAGTCGGGAGTCTGATTGCATCCGTCAATGTGTCGAGATGCTTCAAGTAGAATCCATCCACGGAGGTCAAAAACTTCGCTGGATCCTTGGCAGCACGCAACACGGCGTTTGCCTCAATTCGCTCCATGCGGGCGATCGTCTCAGACAGGACCGCTTCTGCCGCAGAGCGTGCCTTCTCCAACTTCCCTTCCGTGTCCGGTTCCTCATGAGCCTTAGGTTGCGTGGGATTGGAAGGCGTCACGCCATCGCCAACCGGCGGGGATCCTGGCGGTGGCTCGCTTGGAGCCTGTTGGCCAGCCCCGGCTTGCGACAACGGCACCATGTTGAGTGGAACGAAATGCTCGTCCGACATCGGCATATCAAGCGGATTCATACCCTCAGCAATCCGTGCCTCGTCAATACTCTCGACGCCGACGCCAAGCATTGTCCTGTGGTAATTGGCTCGCGCCTGCTGATCGGCTTGCAGGAATGCCGAGAAGTTCGGCTTGCAGATGTAAGGAGCCTTCAACACCTTCAGGTTGATTTCCGAGGTCCAGCGGTTGCACCACGGTGTCATCGTGTAGGTGACGAACTGGCGGCCGAGTTCGGTGATATTCGAGAACGTGCCGAACGTCAGTTCTTGCAGAAGATGCGGCGGAATCCTGAAGAAGCACGCGATCTCTCGCACCATGAACAGCCGTGCGTCGAGTAACTGTAATCGCGACGGGTCGAAGTTGGCCTCGGAAAATGTCATGCCCTCTTCAAGGATTTGCGTCTCATGCCGCTTGCCGTGCTCCGCTTTGGCGGCCATGGAGGCCTTCAGGCGTTGATAGGCAGCGTCCCCAAGCTTTTGTGGGTGCGTCAGAAATCCGCTTGGAGCGCCGTGATTCTTGAACAGCTCGTTTGCAACACGCTGGGCCGCACGGCTTCCGCCAACGGTCTCGCGGAGAAGCGAAACAGAAGACAGTCCGACCAAGCCATCAAGCGATATCCCTTTGATATGCAGCATGTCGGTAGCGGGAATAGAATCCTGCTGTTTACCGTTCTCGTCGCGCAGCTCGTACAGCAGCTTGCTGTCCTTTGGGTTGCGAGTCAATGCCGTCCTTTCTGGCTTCGATGATCGCTGCCAGAACGCAATAGGCTTTCCGCTGAGCGTCCGTTGAATCGTACTGTATCCGTTGCCCCACAGACACGTTGATGTCTGTACGGTCTCCATCCAAGTGTTCGCGTCTGTCTCGGGATTCGCCACACGCCAAAGAAGCTGCTGTACCTCATGGTCGGATACCTGCGTGTGTCGACCGCTCTTCTCGACGCGATAGACATCCAGGCTAATTACGCGCATCGCCTCAGACAACACGGACACGGCGGCCTTGAGGGCCGGTACCCGCAGGGCGTTTTCCTCGTTGATATGTTCGCCACTGGAGGTCTGCTCTCCTCCGTTGTACCAATCGACAAACCAGGAGCTTGGGTGTTCAGTGTTGGAAAGAAACTGGATAGCGTTACCGAACAGACTTGTAATCATCGTCACCTCTTCGCGCGTGTGCGTTGCTCTACCATCCATGAGACTACTGCCATACCAAGCATGATACCGCCACCGGCAATCCACGCGAGTGGAGGCCATGCCAGATAGAGCCCGATCGAAATGCCAACGATTCCAAGTGCTGCTGATAGTTCACGTGCCGCAGTTTTCATACGCTCAAGACACCTCGTGTTTCATAGACGGAATCCGTTACAACGTCACCGGATGCCAGGCCGACAGCCATCACCATAGCGACTGCCGCATCAATCTTTTCGCGGACATGCTTCTTATCGAAACGCCGACGCCCGCCAGTGTCGCTGTAGATCATGGCGTTCGACACGCACCACCGAAGGAGCTTGTTACCGCCATGCCGCAGCCTGCCGTCAAGGATAAGTTTCTCGGCTGCCCCGATACGCTCGTTCATGAAGTTGGTGGTCTGAAGGTGCTCGATTACCTGGGTTTCCTCCCAGCCGTCGCCGCCTTCTTCCTGTCGTGTGAGTAGCTGCGTAAAGAAGTAGCGGGCGTTGTTTGGGTCGATTGCGATCTGCTGAATCTTCCACCCCCACTCGTCACGGGCTGTTCGCAGGATCGCACGCAGACAGTTGTAGTCAACTGAGTTTCCTTCCGTGAGCGACAATATTCCTTCGCGTGCCCACGTCATGTAAGGAACCCGCTTGTCTCGCGTGCGGCCGACTGCATTCTCGCGTGGACACCAACATCTGATGATGACGTCTACGGAATCGTTGTCTCCTTGGTGCGGAAACGCGAACGCCAAGGCGGTAAGGTCGCTCAGTGAAGACAGGTCTCCACCGACGTAGCATCGCTGTCCACGGTATCGCTCGATGACTTCCGGTAGCAATCCGTCTGGTCCGTAGAAGTCGCCGTCTCGGCATTTGTCCCACAACGAGCCGGGCTCCGTCGAGAGCCACGGATTACTACTCTCCGTCTCGGTGTTTAGATGTTTCCGCTTGAAATTGGCGAGAGCGTCCGGAGTCTCTTGTGCCTTCTTCGCCTTGCGCGCAAGGTCGTCAGGATTTACCGACACGCCAAGGTTTGGGTTCGCCTTTGGCCACACCGCCGGGTGTGTCCAGTCGTCAGTTTCGTCGAGAGTGTAAATCACCCCAAACCACGAATCGTCTTCAATCGCCCCCTGAAGCACCTTCTCGGTGCGAGTCTTCAATTCCCAATAGATACTCTCATGGTCGCCTGCGTCTCCAGCGGTGGTGATGGCGACGATGAGTGGGTTCTGCCGGGCACCCGTTGCGGTTTCCAAAACGTCCCACATTGCACGGTTCTTGTGGGCGTGGACCTCGTCCACGATCGCCCCAGAGATATTCAATCCGTCCGTCGAGTCGGCGTCGGCACCAAGCGGCTTGTACAGTGAGTTCGTACTCTGGACGACGAGGTTGTCGCGGAATGTCGTGATAACGCTTTGCAGGCACGCCGACGCCTTCACCATTCGCTTGGCTTCGTCATGGACAATGCGGGCTTGGTCGCGTTTGCAGGCTGCCGAGTAGACCTCTGCTCCTTGCTCGCCATCCATTACCAAGAGCTTGATTCCGATGCCTGCCCCCAGGGTGCTCTTTCCGTTCTTGCGGGCGACAGAGATAAACGCAGTATTGAATCTCCGTGAGTTGCCGGTCTTCATCAAACCGAACAGGCTGGCGACAATGAACACCTGCCACGGTTCCAGCGCGAGATTCCCGCCGGCCCACTTACCCTTGGAGTGCTTGAGCATTTCAATGAAATCGACAGCGAGGGAAGCCTCTTCATTATCAAACCATACGCCGCGCTCATGGCCGTTCTCAATGTCGCTGACGTGCCGCTGAACCGCAAGCCGAACCCACTTACACGCAACGATATCGCCAGACAATACACCCTCGATGTATTGCTGAAGCTTCGCAAGCGTGTTGGGTTCAGTCGTTGTCGCCACGTCAATTGTCCGTGTGCTGTCGCCGTTCGGCCATGCGTTCCATAAGTTCCGCCATTGGGTCTTTGGCTACCTCGGTGTTAGCAATGGCGAGTCCAGCCCGGGACGAAGGTGTCATGCCGAACTCGCGAAGAAGCTTGATTACGTCCGAGCGTGCCTTGTTCATCGCGCCGACGCGAGGGGCTTGGTATACTGTCCCTTTGTCGGTTGTCTCGATCCAGCCGTGTTGCTCGACATCATTCCGCAGTTCCAGGTAGTGCGAAAAGGCATCACAGAGCAGTCCGAGGGCTGCCTTGTCTAAGACGGTGAGTAGGCCATTTTCCTTCAGCCACACCGACAGAACGGACCAGTGTGCCTTCGCTTTTTTGCTCAGCCATTTCGGCGGCAGAACACTGCCAGGTTTCGGTGCGATCTCACCACGCCGGCGGTCGCTTCGATAGGTGCCGTCGCGCTTGGATGTCTCTGTTGGTTTCGGATGCGGTCCTCGTTTGCCCATAAATCACCTATTTTGTGTCAACCCCCTATGAAAAAACTCGCCAAGGCACGCGGAAAGG